TCATGGGCATGTTCTTAAGTGAGCCGATCAGGAAGGGACACAGGCGTAAATTCAGGAGGGGATTCAACACCACAGCAAAACACAAGATAGATGCCTGTACCAAATTCAAAGAACTCATAGAGAATGACAAGATGAAAATACACTCGCAGTTGTTGATATCGGAACTTAAAGACTTCGTGGCATCCGGCATGAGTTACAAGGCCAAACCCGGACAGCACGACGACCTAGTCAGTGCGTGTCTATTAATGACACGTATGATGAAAGTACTAGCGGACTTTGATCCTAAAATTTTTGAGAAATGGACAGATAGGACGAGTGAGATCACACCTATGCCCATCTTTGGATCGTTCACAGGATAACGTGAGAAAAAATCTATATTACAAGTCAGGTGAGGAAGGTAATGTTGACTTCAATGAACGATGGAATGATCTCTCAGGAATAATCGATTTCAACAAAGATCACACCGTGCTGGATGTTGGCTGTGCCGAAGGACTGATAGCCATAGAACTATCAAAGAGATTCAAAAAAGTTTTTGCGTTTGACATAGAGCCTTACAGAATAACGAAGGCACGTGAGAATGCTGTGGGAATACCGAACATAGAATTCTCAACGGAAAACTACATATCCTATCAGTATCAAGATTACGATCAAGTGTTCTGCCTGGGTGTGTATCACAAGATAAAGAACAACCAGCGACAAGGGGCACTGGACGATATGTTCAAGAAGTGCTCTTCAACATTGTATCTACGTGTGCCCATAGTCGGCAAGGATGTGCCAAAAACCGTGGGTGTAAGCGACGCAGAGGTGCTTAAAATTGCTGGTAATAATGATTTTGTACTAACACACCGTACCGTACAGAGACCACAACATGGAACCATATTCAAGTTCGCAAGGCACTAAATAGCACTATATGAACCCTAAAAACTCACAGGACCTATTCAACAAGATCAGATCACAGTTCGCCAACATCAGACTGGGTGACGAGAACGGGGCCGCCACAGCGGATCCACAGGGCGCAGTGTTCTTTGAGTTTGAATTCGCCGAGGATGCCGACACTTTCGGAAGCGTGAGCATAAGCCTAGCGGACGGTGAGAACATGAAGGTGTACTACAACAGGGATCTTGTTAACAAGATCGATGAGGACAGCAGAGATGAATGGTACGCTTTCCTAAAGGAATTGAAGGACTTCGCAGTGGAGCACCAATTGGGTTTCGACGTCAGAGATATAACAAAAAACAACCTAACGAAGCAGGATTATGAAAATCTAGCAGATACGAACAAAACGGTAAATACTGGCGAGATGTCAGAAGAACTAGCAAGAATTACTAAATTAGCGGGTGTCGAGAAGGCACCGGTCGCAGAAGGCCTAACTGGCACTTCCAAGAGTTCATTTGAGAATCTAGAAAAAACAAGATTGATAATCAGGCACAAGGGCAAAGTTGACGAGACAGTGCCAGGAGCGAGATCAAGACAGATACAATCACTGTACATAGAGAACGAAGATGGCGAGAGATTCAAATATCCACTAACACACCTAGCAGGTGCGAGAGCCATGCAGAGGCACGTGGCCAACGGTGGAAGACCGCATGACGAGTTCGGACAGCACATTATAGCAACATCAGAAGACATAGCAAAATTAAACTCATTCTCGAGATATGTCACCAACAAAGATCAGTTGAATGACAACGCGGGCGACATCATAGAACAGACCAAGATGAAACTGGAAAACTTGAGAGGCTACATGAAGAACCTATCAAAACAGAGTCACTATGAAACAGCATCGAAAGATTTCAAAACATCAGAAGAACAAATACTAGACGATGAAACCGTAAACAAACTGAGAGAGAAGTTCACCATGAAAAACCTAGATGCCAGAGTAGAGGATGCTTTACCAATTATAAACAAGATAATGAGTGAACTTACAGAAAAAGAAGAAGATGAGGAAGGCGAAGCAGAAAAATTATCAAAAGACAAACACCAAGGTAGAGTAGATGTGCATTCACACATGGATGGTGACGATGACGAAAAGAAAGAAGATCAGGTCAACGAACTAGAACCGGGTGATGAGCCTATCGACGCACCAATACAACCACCAGTGGATCATGGCGCAGTGGTACAGAGTTTCCTTACTGATCCAGACAGTAAACTGATCCTGAGGAAAGATGACACAGCAGACAAGATGCTGTCAAGGACGAAATTCACTAACAAGAACACAATGTTGAGTTCAATACTTTCAGACATAGCGTCAAGACTGCTGACCAAATCAGGCGAGGAAGACAGAGTAGCCAACTTCGCAAGTAGGGTGGCAGATGAGATGGACCAAGAGAATTCATCCACATTCAAACCAACACCGGACTACATTAAGAACAAGAAGATAGCGATACAACTGGCCAAGAGATACATCGACGACTACAAGAAGATGCAGGCGGATCCAGAGTACGGCAAAGAAGTAAGGATGGAGCCAGGTGCGTTCGCACCAAAGAAGGACCTAAAAGGCAAGGCCAAGGAGACGGAAGCGTTCGAATCATGGGCAGACAACATCGTGGAACAGAAACCATACGTGTCGATGTACAAGGGCGAAGACGGCAAGATGGTGTATGACGTGCTAGACAAAGATGGCAAGTCAGCATTCACTTCCGCAGATGAAAAAGTGGCCACAGACTACCTACACAAGAATTTTGACAAACTCAAAGAGTATGCCACCGAACCCAAAGATCAAGAAATTGAAAAGAAGGACAAAGAGGACGCAACAAAACTTGACGTGACGAAAGCGGACAAGATGATGAACACAACTGCTTACAAAAGAATGAAAGCCGGTGATGAAAGATACGCTGACAAAACAGAAGGCATGGGCGACAAGATAGCAGACATGGCACAGAGCATGAGCAAAGACGAATTCATGAGCCACGCTGATGAACTAGGACTCACACCAGAAGAGGCCGCGGAACACTACGAGAAGATGCAGGGTGGAGCACACGCTGGCAAGTTCGAGGGCAACCAGTTCGCACAGGCAGTACAGAAAGCCAAGGCCGCGGGCATGAAAGCGGGTGACAAGTTCAAAGTGGGCGATCAGGAATACACTTTAAAAGATGCCATAGAGTTGGCAGGCTTACAACTTGAAGAATTCTTCTCAGAAGAAGAAATGGCTTACGATAATCAAATAGATCGTATAAAAAACCTAGCATTCTATCAATAGGTATCTTTCCATTAAAATAAAATAATTTACTTTACCAATTGAACAATATATAATATCTGTATGAATTATCACGCGGTCTTTGTGTTCTTGCCCTTCAGCAAGATAGATGCTATGCCATTGGCTCCGGCCTTACTAAAAGCCATCTGTGACTCGCATGGACTTAAGACCACAACAGTTGATCTAAACATAGAAACACAACTGGCGTACAAAGATAAAGTGTTTTCCACGGAAATAGAAAAGTACATGATGTTCTTTTCAGAAATGTCAGAAGAAGCACACGACTGGTACCAAGAATATGTTGAAAAAACCGCCAGACGTCTAATAGAGATGAAAAGCAACTGGATAGGTCTTTCTTTGTTGAGTTATCAGAGTCTCTGCTTCGCACATGATTTATGTTTCCATATAAAAAAAATAAATCCTGGTCAAAAAATAATACTGGGCGGTCCCGGAATCAGTAAGGATGACAACACAAACATACCGTACAAGAACAATAAAATGATGTCTGACACTATGTTAGAAACAGGATTATGTGATGCTGTGGTAATAAATGAAAGCGAAAATTTACTTATAGATATACTTACTAACAATAAAAAAGGAAAATTCAATTCGGGCAGGCAATTGACTCATGAGGAATTAAATGAATTGCCCACCCCATCATACATTGACTACAAAGTCGACCTGTATGCCAACAGTTCAAAAATCTTTCATCTCACGGAACAAGCGGCCGCGGCAACAATTACCGGATCAAAAGGATGTGTGAGGAGATGTACCTTCTGTGACGTGTTCACATTTGAACCAAAATTTGTTTTCAAGGATGGCAAAAAAATAGCAGACGAGATGATCGAGATCTATGAAAAACAAGGTATCACAAATTTCATGATGTCTGACAGCCTGATAAATGGGTCCATGAAAGCATTCAGACAAATGAACGAAGCATTGGCAAAAAAATTGCCAAAAACATTATCCTACTATGGTGAATACATAGCAAGGCCCAAGGGCCAAACAACAGAGGACGATTACGAACTCATGGCGCAGGCAGGTTGTAAGCATGTAATAGTCGGCGTGGAATCTGGAAGCGAAGCCGTTAGGAATCACATGGGTAAAAAGTTTACAAACGAGGATCTATCTATAATGATAGAAAGCCTACAGAAAGTAGGAATCACACAAGAGTGGAATCTCATGACCGGTTACGTAACAGAAACAAGAAAGGACTTCGAAGACACACTATCGCTAGTGGAGAAATATAAACATTTCGAATTTCCAAATGTAATAGTAAATCCGGTAGGGGTACTTCATCTTTTGCCAGGTTCACCGTTGTATGATACACACGCGAGAAAATTAGAAGTCGAGTGGGAAGATATAAAAGCGGGTGTTGGATTGGTTTATGAATATTGGAAAATTCCAAGCAATCCTGACAACACTTTCATAAATCGTGTGAATTGGTGGATAGAACTGCTAGAGCTGAGTAACAAATATAAACTTATGACCGAGTATAGATACAAAACAAAAAAAGCGTTGGCCAAAAGAATGATCAAACACTGGAAGGAAAATAAGATATAATGTTGCAACTAACTTTGGAGATAGGAAGAAAAGGCAACAAACTCCCCATGGGAGAGATCAAGTTCAATGATGAATTAATTCATTCTGGAGAATACGATAAGAATATATTTGATCTCAAACAGCAAGTAGGAACAAATATATTATCTGTCAGTTTAGAAAATAAAGTCGACAGAGACACTGTACTGAAAGGCAATCAAATAATTCAAGATGTATTCGTAATAATCAAGGATCTTAAATGTACAATAACAGGTGATTCATTGAACGACTTCGATACTATAGGTACATACATTACTGAAAAAAATGAAGATATAAAAACATTCGGATATCTCTCATACAACGGTGTGTATACCTTTAAGTTTGATTATCCATTTTTTGTTTTCAAGAAAAATAAGATATTTTACCAATAATAGTAGTAGACAATGGATAAATATAGTTGTATATTAAACACTATATGTCTAATATACATTTAGGCAAACTAACAAACATAGGCACACAAGGAGGCTTACATTATGGCATCATTAGCTGAAATAAGAGCGAAATTGAAATCTCAAGAAGTGAATCGCTCCACTTCCAACACAGGCGGAGACAACGCCATCTACCCACACTGGAACATAGCAGAAGGTTCTGAAGCAGTAGTTAGGTTCTTACCGGACAAGGACGAGACCAACACATTCTTCTGGACTGAAAGGAACATGATCAAACTGCCGTTCGCGGGCATCAAGGGTCAGACCGACTCGAGACCAGTGACAGTGCAAGTACCATGCATGGAAATGTATGGCAAGACTTGTCCAGTACTAACAGAAGTTAGACCGTGGTTCAAAGACAAGAGCATGGAAGACATGGGCAGAAAATACTGGAAGAAGAAAAGTTACATCTTCCAGGGATTTGTCACAACGAATCCGTTAGCGGAAGACACAACACCTGAGAATCCAATCAGAAGATTCATCATTGGACCTCAGATCTTCAACATAATCAGAGGGGCATTAATGGATCCAGAAATGGAAGAAATGCCAACTGACTACGTGAAAGGTGTAGACTTCAGGATCACCAAGACAACCAAAGGTGGTTACGCTGACTACTCAACATCAAAATGGTCAAGAAGGGAAAGAGCTCTAGACGAGGCGGAGAGAGCCGCGATAGAGACGCACGGGTTACACAACCTAGGTGACTTCAGACCAAAAGAGCCAACCGAGGCAGAAGTGAAAATAATCAAGGAATTGTTTGAAAAATCTGTTGAGGGAGAGGCTTATGATCTAGAACAGTACGGACAGTACTTCAGACCAGCGGGCGTGGCTTACCAAAAACCACAGACACCTGTTGCGGAAGCACCAGCGACCACAACGGCACCTGCATTTGAACCTGCTCCAGCAGTAAGCGAACCTGCTCCAGCACCACAACCAGAGGCGGCACCGGCAACGGCGGCACCCGCAGGAGACAGTGCCAAGAGGGCAGAAGACATACTGAAACTGATCAGATCGAGACAAGCGAAATAATCTGACATTTTACCAAGGCCCAGGCATTGACTGTGTGGGCCTTGTGTAATATAATAGGAACATGAACAATATTAAGAAAGCGATCGAATGGATCTTGTACAAACAGATACCAGCATGGGTGTTGGTTGTGTTAGTGATCATTTGGATCTTACTATAGGACGATAACAATGACAAAAGTGTTTGACGCAACAAAATTTAGGAAAAGTATAACAAAATCAATACAAGGTTTGGGCATAGGATTCAGCGATCCCACAGATTGGATATCAACAGGAAACTATGCGCTGAACTATCTAATGACCAGTGACTTCAACAAAGGTATCCCGTTAGGCAAAGTGACTGTACTAGCAGGAGAATCTGGAGCAGGTAAGAGTTATATCGCATCAGGAAACATAATCAAGAACGCACAAGAACAGGGAATCTTTGTGATCTTGATCGACACAGAGAACGCACTCGATGAGACGTGGTTACAGGCTTTAGGTGTTGACACTTCGGAAGAAAAACTTTTGAAATTGAGTATGTCAATGGTGGATGATGTGGCCAAGACCATATCCGAATTCATGAAAGGCTACAAAGAACAACACGCTGATAACAAGGAAGGTGCTCCTAAAGTTCTTTTCGTCATAGACAGTTTGGGCATGATGCTGACACCAACAGATGTTAACCAATTCGAGGCAGGAGACATGAAAGGTGATCTAGGTAGGAAGCCTAAGGCACTTACGGCGCTTGTGAGAAACTGTGTGAACATGTTTGGTAGTTGGAATGTAGGACTTATAGCGACCAACCACACATACGCATCACAGGACATGTTTGATCCAGATGACAAGATATCAGGCGGACAGGGGTTCATATATGCCAGTTCCATAGTGATAGCAATGAAGAAACTAAAACTGAAGGAAGACGAGAAGGGCAATAAGATATCCGAAGTAAGGGGTATCAGGGCGGCATGTAAAGTAATGAAGACCAGATATGCCAAACCTTTCGAAGGTGTGCAGGTCAAGATACCTTACGACACAGGAATGGATCCATACAGTGGACTGGTTGATCTATTCGAGAAGAAAGGTATTCTTGTACAGACCGGAAATAGACTGAAGTACGTTGATCCACAAGGGAAAGAACACATAGACTTCAGGAAAGCCTGGACAGGTGATAAATTAGATATGATAATGGCAAACTTCAAAGAAAGCACAGCTCAAAAAGAAGAGCCAGCGTCAGAAAAACCAAAAACAAAAAAAACAGAAACAACCGAAGAGGAAACGGAAGAATAAATGATTGATTTCACACACGAGGACATCGAACGTTTATGGAACTCCATATCACACTATGTGCCTGAAAGATCCAGACTGGACGCGGCCATCGACTTCATCAAGAGCCTGGACGACATAGGCGTGGAGCACGACGAGATAAAGGCGTCTGGGGAGTTTGATCCCAAACTGGAAGAAGCGATCAACACGGTGTTCGAGGAAGAGGAAGACCTAGACGAATCATACGACGACGGCTACAGCGAGGACTAATGATCAACTGGTACAGTGAAGTAAGCAGGAGTTTGGCGAAGATACCTGATTGCGTGGCGTACTTTGACAAGGAACTGCTGGAGGCCAGGAAGCAGTGCAAGATATACGGCAACCTAGAACGAGCATCCGCGTCCTTACCCGGAATAGTGGAGGAGAGATTCAGCCAACTACAGCAGTTGGAGGCCATACTGGAATACCTAAACATAGAACTGAGAAGGCTGAGATCAAAGACATTCAGAAAGTTCCTGGAGAACTACAACAGGGCACTTTCAAGCAGAGACGCTGAGAAATATGTAGACGGTGAGGACGATGTAGTCGACCTGACCAAGATAGTGAACGACTTCGCACTGCTGAGAAACCAATGGCTGGGCATCACCAAAGGACTGGATCAGAAACAATGGCAGATAACCAACATTGTGAAACTGAGGGTGGCAGGAATGGAAGATGCCGACATCAAATAACAGAATAATACTAACAGATGTAGACGGTGTGTTGCTAGAATGGGAACACCATTTCACCAAATGGGTGTTACAGAAATCATATTTTGACGAGCACGGCAATCGATACTATCCACACAAACTACTGCCCAACAAACAGAACACATATGAGATGGCGGAAAGGTTTGGAGTTACCAAAGATGAGATTAGAAAACTTATACGGGAGTTCAACAGGAGCGCCTGGATGGGTACACAGAGACCCATGTTGGGATCACAGACCTGGATCAAGTTGTTGTCCGCGGAGGGATGGACATTCATACCCATAACATCACAGACATCAGACATACCAGCACAGCAGTTGCGTAAGAGGAGACTGGGAGAACTGTTTGGGGACCACGTGTTCACAAATTACCACATACTGGGCACGGGCGCTGACAAGGATTCAGCATTATCCGAATTCCACGATACTGGGCTGTATTGGGTCGAGGACAAGCCAAACAACGCTGTAGCCGGGCTCAAATACGGTTTAAAGCCCATATTAATAGACCACCCATACAACAGAGACTTCGAACACCCGGACGTCATACGTGTAAATAATTGGCAGGAAATACACAAATTACTATCAGGAAGATCATGAAAGTTTACGTAGGTTGGGACAGCAGGGAGGACATAGCATACCAAGTGTGTGAGCACTCGATCAAGCGTAGGGATCCTAACGCAGAAGTACATCCATTAAAACAGAACGAGATGCGACAACAAGGCATCTACACCAGAGACGTGGACAAACTGGCATCAACTGAATTCACGTTCACTAGATTTTTCGTACCTTACCTGAACAATTTCAAAGGCTGGGCGGTATTCTGTGACTGCGATTTCGTGTGGAAAGTGCCCGCGAAAGAACTGGAACAGTACTGCGATGACTCCAAGGCGGTTGTGTGCGTACAACACGATTACACACCAGAGGATGGATCCATCAAGATGGACGGACAGATACAGACAGCATATCCCAGGAAGAACTGGAGTAGCATGGTGCTATGGAACTGTGCCCACGAGAAGAACAAGATACTGACACCTGAATTCCTGAACAAGCAGACACCAAAGTTCCTACACAGGTTCTCATGGTTGGAAGATTCAGAGATAGGATCCTTGCCACACGCTTACAACTGGCTTGTGGGTTGGTACAAGGAACCCAAAGACGGCAAACCTAAGATACTCCACTATACCGAGGGAGGTCCTTGGTTCGATGGCTACCGAGATTGTGAGTATGCTGACGACTGGAAAAAAGAAGTAATCAATTTGTTCTCAGCATAATGAACTGGGAGAAACTCAAAACCAATCATTATTTTAAAGATCCCGTGGAACACATATATGCTTCGATCTTGTACGATATGAAAGAGTATGATAAACTTTATGAAAATCAGAACAACCTAAATCATCACGTTTGGCAGGAGTTTGATCAGAAATATAAAACAGGTTTTGAATTTATAAACGACATCGGAGAAATCAATACCAACAAGTCAGTCATATGTGTATGGTTTTTCAAGGACAGGAATGATAGGAGCAGTGGTGAGGACATAGTGCTAAATGGGAAAAAAATAAAGTATCAGCCAAACACTTTTTTGATAACTCAATCAACAGATATAAAAATTCTAGATAAAAAAGACAAGTATATCAGAAGACCTTTGCTCCAGCTCGATCTAAAAATAGAAGTGTGGAATCAAATATTAGAAAGATTTTAGTAATATATCTTATCCACTTGATTTGTTCCGTTGTGACTATCGATAATTTTATTGTTTCTAAATCCTAGATCTAACATATAATTGTCCATCTCGTACTCATTAGGTATTTGTGGAAATTCCTTATCCTTGTATAAATTCACTTCCTGTATGATGTATTTTGCACGTTTGAATATACCGGGAGCACCTTTCATTATCATAATTTCTGCACCCTGTACATCCTGTTTGATTAGATCAAATGTGGCATCCTGGCCAACCAATTCGTCTAAAGTCTGCATCTGTCGTATTTCGTAATCTTTGAATATACCAAATATAGTAGATCCTTTAGTGTACGTAATTTTTTTCTTATTACCTTTGTCAATTTCTCTAAGGTACATTTTGACCTCTTTATTTGAATCTCCCAACACCGCTATATGATAGTCGGGGGTTATCTGTTTAAGGGATTTTTCATGTTTGTGTCCCGCTTCGATACAAGTATATTCTGCTTCAGGCCAGATGCTTTTAACATTTTTTGTCCAGAAACCGTTCCATGCTCCAATATCTAATATCTTTTTAGGAGTAAAGTTTTGTTTTTCTTTCAGCTCTCGTAGATAATCGTACATCATACTTTATAATAAACTATGTCAGGCCACGTCTTGATCAGAATCTTATATCCCAGATCTTTTAGATGTTTTTCTATCTCTAGATTACTACTACCATATCTTTTACTGTTGTTGTTAAGTTCGATCATAATATATTTGATTTTTTCAAGTTGATGTGATGCACCTTTGAGAACTTCCATCTCTAGACCTTCTACATCTACTTTGAGCAGATCTATGTCTTGAATATTTAGAGAATCCATTTTTGAGATTTTCGTCTCTCCTTTTTCTAATAAAACTCTTGTATTCTGTGTCGAGGATTCTTGTGATAGAGAGATGTAGCCGTCCTCATTTCCTATCGCTTGGTTATAAATGCGTATGTGACCGTAGGGTGCTACATTACGTTGGAGACATTCATAATGCGTCTTGTTTGGTTCAAAGCAGTAGATATTTTTGGCATATTGTTGCATAGTAATAGCCCATGTGCCGCACCAGGCACCTACATCCACTATCATATTAAATTTTTTATTTTGCAACTGACACCATTTCTCAAACTGTTTTAAACAAGTGTCCTGCATATGAGGATGACCTTTTTCTCGCCATTTCTCTATCTGTGCATCCGTCGACGGAACCCATAACCCATCCTTTAGTTTCTCTATCTTCATAATATTCCCTTGTCCATCAATGTTTCTACGGCTGTACCATTCTCAAATTCCTCCGGCGTGAACTGTTGATAGGCCAGACTGTATAGCCATGGCTCCGGACCACCATAGTAGGGATTTTCAATATCTGACAACTCGATTCCCGCAACTGCCGTCGCGAAACTCTTCTCATGACAGAATACAGGAACACCTTCACAAATGGCCTCTACCGCCGCTATGCTACAACTTGTGACAACGCACCAGGCATCCTTGAGGTCCTCGGATAGGGGTACCTTGGCCTCGCTTGGTCCTGATGTACCCCTGCCCCTAGGCTTGTGTCGAAGTCGGATGGGTCTGTCTGTGTATCTCTTGATCTGTTCTATCGTGTCATTGGTCCATGTTGGTTGATCTATGTATGAGTTAATTCCCGCCGAGCTCGGGCACACCAACACGTACTTGCCGGCGAACGATGGCGCTTTTATCTTGATGCCAAACTTCTCAAATCTATCAGGCTTACAGTCCTTGATGTATGGAACGTGTATGGAATTCTTACAGATGCGCCAGTAGTGGTTGTCTGGCTTTAGATTGCTGTTGTCAAATCTTCCAAAGTATGGAGTGTCAGTGAACCAGTACTGATGGTTGCGGGCTTCTAACTTTTTAACCATCTCCCTGTTGTTGCCAACGAATCCCCAGAACATGCTGTTGCTGACAGGATCATTTTCTTTTGAATTGTCTAATTTGGTTATCTGATCAGGCCATGATTTCTCCACCCCTGCGAACACCTCCCACGCCTTACTGTTCTTGTTACTGAATGGTGCGTAGATCGTTAGCATCTATAAAATCCTTTAGTTGTTCTGTCCACAAAATGTGTCCTTCGTACGAAGGATGTGGATCGTTTGGACTCACTATGTGTTTGTTCCCTATGATGAAATCATAATGACTGGTGTTAAATTTAAAAAAACGATCTTTGTTGATCGATGATTCCACTGTTCGTAGATCCTTGTTGAGTGAAGTCATTGAGTTAGGCAGACTGTTGTACATCACGTAAGGTATGCTTTTTAACTCAAAGAAATTTTGTAGATCTAAAACATGGTCAAGGAATCTCATCTCGCCCTGTTGATCCACGTCCCATCCAGGTTGTCCAGAAATGAATCTTAGGTTGTCTGCCGTTTTCCATGTTCTCCATGTGGAATCCATGTTGACTATTCGGCCCTTCTTCCACCCGTCGTTGGTCATGTAGTCATGTCTGTGTGTGCTAGACCAACCTATCACTGCGAATACATCTTTTGTACTGTTCTGTTGGAACCATAACTTCGTCGTGAAACTGATACGGTCATTGCCCCTGCCACCCATGGCGAGATTACACAACTCCATTTTGTATTGTTCTGCTAAAATTTTGGTCGTGAATGTGTCTACCCCGTCTTTTGGCCGGGACACAAGGAAACTGCATCCATTGGAAAATAATCGCATCATAGTGTATTTTACAGTATAATTATTCGTATGCCAACGGTTAAGAATATCGATTCTTTGAAATATTTCCTCAATCGATTTCCCACAATCGACAGTGGGTATGAATACTCGGTCAATTACCATGAGAACGTGGATCCAAACTTCAAATCGTTGCCCACTTTCATGGCAGAATTCTTTGACTGTAAAGTACACAGTTGCCCGCTGTTGTTGACCAATGAGGATCATTTAATAACCAATCACGTATGGAACCTCACGCACAAGAGCAGAAACAAACCAGGTAAAACTCATGGTCTATGGAAGGAATGGGGGGACCATGTGGAGATCGACCTACCTCCCGTGGCCAGGCAGTTCAACGAGACCTACACCTACGTGTGGTTGCCCATAGACGAGGACAGCGCCAACAACCCATGGCACATATGGATGGACGTGATATCCAAGTTCCGACTGATCGAGAAGAGGTGGTCCACCAACTTCGCCAAGTACGTGTTTGTGCTTTCGAACCCCAGCAATTATTTTGACAGGGTGGCAAAGGAGTTCTTCTCAGAAATGAAGTACATGGTGATGCCAAAGAACGAGACCTGGCAGTTCAAACACCTAATCGTCCCCAGCCTCAGCAATCACAACGACGGAGTGACCACACCACATCTGGCACCGTGGCTCAGGGTGATGAAGAACATACTGAAGGTCGGATCCGATAGGAAGAGAAAGATCTTTGTGTCACGTGAGGACGCCAAGACCAGGAAGCTGGTAAACGCTGAAAAATTATTGATAGCTCTCAAAGGATGGGAGACCGTGACCTTAGAAAATTTATCAATCAAAGAACAGGTTAGATGTTTCTCTGAAGCATCTCACGTGGTGTCAACACACGGTGCGGGACTGACCAACCTGCTCTGGTGTGAGCCTGGGACGAAGGTCATCGAGATACAGGACCCGAACATGATAAAAAAGAAGGTGTATCCCGTGTTGTCTTACCAACTGGGACTTGATCACGAGCTGTACCTCGCAAAGACCATACCCATAAAGACACAGGGAGAAAAACCAAAAGGTGTGAAGAGATTCAACGATCTCATCAATTTTGAAGTGGATGTGGCCGATTTGATTAGACATCTGTAAGGGAATATTATATAATACAGAGTCATGATTTATCTAAGTCAAACACACAGAGAGGTTACAGAGAAATACATCAGATTCGCTAACCAAGGTATACCAGGTTCAAAGATTTTACCTTACAAAGATATTCTAAACATTAAAGAAGCAGAGGGAATCTGGTTGTTTGGCATACTACGTGGCACAGATCTGGTGTACAAACATTGTGAGA